CATTTATTAAGTTCAAGTATTTGTGCTTCTGTGAACTTTATTTTGGCATGTGCCTTTTTGGTGAGGTTACCTTGTAAACTTTGTGCCATACTTGTATTTACGGAAAATTATTTTGAGTGGTTGGTAAGTGATGAACCTGAATAACCATCAGACTGTTTAAGATCATAGCCTTTGTGGAATTGATCTTTGGCTGTGTCTTCTTCTGAAGGAACAATGTCTCCACCACCTTCTGGTTTGCCATCATCTTGTCTTGTGTCCATTAATTCTTTGAACATGGTCATGTTGTATTCATCACCAAACAATGGCTTGTCTGCAGCTGTGTCATCTTTGTATTCAGCGTCTGTGAGTTTAGGCTCATATTCTTTTTCTTCAGGCTTTATTTCTGTTGGATCTGTTGGATGTTTCACTCTGATGTGATCGCCTGCTATGCCAAATTCATCTTTGAGCACTGATTCTAACTGTTGATAACCAATTGGATATCCAGTTTCAACATCAAATATGCTGACTTCGACATTTTTTAATCTTGTAAATTCATGTGGATGTTCTTGCACAGGAGTTGAAGCAATTTTTTTAAATTCAATTGTTTCATATTTTGTCATGTAGTTTTTAAGTTCTGCTTCAAAATTTTCTGGTAATTCACCAGCAACTTTGATGCGTGCTTGATATGTTTTTACTGCTTCTGCAAGATATTCTTTGAATGTTTTCATAGTGTATTATTTATCGTTTTTGGTGTTTTGCAGTATCTGTTTGATCAACTCATTGCGATCTGCTACTACGGTGCCTGTGCCTGTGACTGCTTCTTCTTCAGGTTTGCCGTGGTCAAGTTTCATTTTTTTAAGTTGCAGTTCAATCATTTTGAGTTTTTTGTCAACTTTTAGATTTTTGGCTGATATTGCATTGCCCATCATTGATGAAGCCACCTCCATGATTCTGCCTGCTAGACGTGGTTCTATGTTCATGCCTAGATCCATGAGATCTTGATATGCTTTGAAAGATTCCTCTGCATATGAATCAATTTCTTTGTCGTCCTCCAAGCCGTCAACTTGCGGTAATGCCGCATCAATTTTGTCTAAGTTGAACTTCTCTTGAATAATTGCATTTGCCTGAGCATCATCTTTGGAATCTTGTTCATTTTCGATTTTGTTATTGAGAGATTCTGGAGTGTCTTGATTGGACTCCAGATTGAAAAGATCTTCTAATTTTTTTGTCATGCAATGTTATTTAAAGATATCACTCTCAGTGATCACTCTAAAACGAATACCTTTGTGCTTGGCCCATTTGTTGGCAGCTTCCCATTTTGCACGATTCACAATGTAAGCCGCTTGGTTTTGTTTATTTTTGCCCACTGATTCAAGTTTGGCTTGATTGTTGGGTTTGACTTCAATTAATTCTCCTTGACGTTTGCCTGTTTTGTCTTGATACACCAAGAAAAAATCTGGCACATATATTGTGTTCTTACCGTTAAGAGGATTTCTGTATGGTATCTGTATGCTCTCAGATGCCCATTGCATGATGCCTGGATTGTTGTCGCAGAATCTCATGAATGCAAATTCCCAAGATGATCTGTACTTGGGTGTTTTTTTGCCAACATACTTGTTTGGATTTTTTGGTTGGTACAAACCTTGAGACCAACGGTTCATGCTAAGCCTTTATGTTTCTTGTGATATGACTCTGTGTGCTTCTGTCATTTTTGTAACCTAGTACAGAAGTTTTATATCTGTATGCATTGAGTATTTCAGCCACTAGTTGAGACAGTTCCAAATCTGTTGCACCTTTCAGTGTGTCCAACACTGAAAAAACGTTTGCATTGTCCACTTTGGCTTGTTTCATTAATACATAAGCAATGGATTCACTGGCTTGAACATCATAACCTTTGTTTCTAAAAAATGCAATGGCAGCATCATATTGGCCTCCATTGATCTCTGTTCTATCTTGTTCTAGCCCACTAAGGAATTGTACCATAGACTGTGTTTTGGATTGAGCACTGACACCCAAATTAGACACAGGAGTTTTTGTTTCAGCCATTGTATGTGTATCCTTTTGAACCAGTTATTGAATTCACTGACAGTCCTTGACCTACACCTGCATCGTTGGTGTTGACTGTTGCCACAGTTTGTTCTGCAAGTGGTGCTTCGATAAATTTTTTGTATTCACTTTCTTTAACCTGGTATTGTATTTGCTTGTTGTTGATCATTGTGCTAATAACGTTTGTTGCATTATCTATATAAGAATTTTGTTCGCTTTGTGTGAGTTGACTCCAACTTGCATCAACATCATTTGGATCAATATTAGTGCTGATTCTAAAACTTACAAATTTTGCAAATTTTTCTTTTGCTTCAAAGTTGTTGCTGAGAAAAGATTTTGCTTGTTTGGAGTTCAGCACTATTTTTCCTGCTTCAACTGACACCGCAGATTGGCCTTTGTTTGTGGCTTTGTTGTTGACACGTTTTTGTTTGATGTTTTTAGGGAATGACACACCAGGCTTTGATGTTGCTCCAATGTTGTTGGTACCAGATCTGATTGCATCTTTGGCAATGCCTATGATCTCTTCATCTATTCCCCTCACTGCTTTGCCTGATTTAATTTTTCCATATGTATTAAGTGCAGACAGTCCAGCACCTAGTATGTTGCCAGAAGAAAGCAAACTGATTGTGTTTGTGATTCCACCCAGCACACCAAACACAGTGTCGCCTCCAGTGCCGTTGGGTGATGGTGTTTTGTCATAATGAAATTGTGCAAAGCCTTGTGGATCCACGCCAATTTCACCATTACGCATCAACACACCCGAATATGAAATTGAAAAAGCATGTTCGTTCAAACCAGCTCCATCTGTTTGGTCCATTGAACCATTGGACCAGTCATTAATGATTGGATTCATCATTTTGTATTCAGTGAACAGTCCTCTGCTCAATTGGAATATTGATATCGAATTAAAGAATTTTTCGTTGTTGCCTGTGTCTAATCCAAATCTGAAACTGCCATATCCGTTGGGTGATGTGTAGCCTGCTTTGTATCTGGTTTCAGACTGATTTGTATCAACAATATAGTGTTGGTAGTATGACTTCCAAAATGCTGTGGCAACATCGCCCATGTCATCATGCAACACAATTGACACAGGCTGATACTGGATGCCTGTTTGTACATAGTCTTTGAAATTGTACTTGTTTTTTTGTTCAACATTAAAATTATAAGATGGCAAGTCACAGCGTTTGACAATCATGCCCAGTTCTAACTGTTCATTTTGATTAATTGACTTACCCACAGCCAGTGGATTGATATCAAACACCACATGATATAAAAATCTATTTTTTGGTGCAAGTCTAAATGATTGATCTGTGTACAATCTGGCCGCATGCTGAAAGTCTCGCATGGTGTCACCACCAATTAATTGTTTTAGAAAGTTGTTACGCCAGTTCATATGTAATATTTATGGCATCAAAATCGTGCCAGTTTTAAACTGCGAAACGTTAAAGTTTGAGTTGAGTATTAAGCGCCGGTAGCTGCTGTTGAAACTGCTCTTGCTACTGCTGTGCCAATACCAGTACCTCTTGGTGTTTGGATTGCATTGTCATATCTAATTGACATTGTAATCTGCACTGGTTCTGATGTTGCATAAGCAAGTGTGCCATACTGCACGTTGTCTAGGTAACAGCCATACAGTTCATATGTTTCTAACACAGTTGGAGTGTTGGCTCCGTTGCCACCATCAAGCATTTCAATTCTACCTGTGAACTTGTAGTCTTGTCCTGATGCCGCACTTGACTGTTCAAAGAAGTCAAATTGTTTCTGCAACTGTTCGCCAACAAGTTTTGTAACTTCGTTGTTGACATCGTCTCTGACATTCAATGTGATAGGATCCCATGTGTGTTTGCCTGCCATGTACACTCTTGAGTTGTATGCATCAAGTGTGATTTGATCAAATGTTATGTTTGGACGAGTTACATCCACGACCTGTTTGGTGAGCTCGGATCTAGGAGTAGACACACCAAAGTTCTCAAGCACAATTCTAAACCTATACTGTAGTTTAGGCATTAATAGGCCTTGTGAGCCTGATGATTGATCACTTGCTAGTGGTACTGTAAATTTTGATAGTGTTGATACTGCCATTTCTTTTTCTCCTAGTATGAATATTTACTATTCATTTGTCCTTTCGTCAACTTGTACCTTTAAAGGCCTTGAGCTGCTATTTCTCCTGTGTTCTTCAATCTAACTGGTATGAATATAAATTCAACTGCTTTGACTGGCTCAATTGCAACATCGACATACAGTTCGTTTCTGTCAATTCTTGCTGGTGTGTTGTTTGATTCATCACACACTACAGCAAAGTCGAACAGTGCTCTTTGTGCTGTTAATTCTAACAAGAATGATTCAATTGACTGTTTTATCTCATTTCTTGTCAATGCATCATTCGGCTCAAAGATAAATGGTCTTGCAATTTTGTCTAATTGTAGTCTTGTAAACGCAACCAATCTTGCAACATTAACTCTGTCAAGTGCTGATGCTGTAAGTTGTCTTGTCTTTTGCCCAAATGCTACAAGTCCAGACCCTGTTACAAAAGATATTGGATTAATGTTCACTGATTGTAATGAATCTCTTAATCCTTCTGCTACTGCTGTGGTTTCAAATTCACCTTCTGAGTTGATGAAACCAACTGATGAAGCATTGTCTATTGCACCACGTCTTATGCCTGCTGGTGCAAACCATGGAAATGCAACTTGATCATTGGATGCAATTGTTCTCAACATCATGTGTGATGGTGGAACTGCCACTGATTCTCCTGCTAGATCTGTTGTGAATCCTGATGGATAGTACACACCTGTGAATGAATTTGTTGTTAATAATCCGTCTTCACCGTTGTCGGCAGCCCCTGCTGTGTTATTAGCATAGTTTGTGACTGCTGTTGAGTTTGGTTCAAGTCTGAACGGAGTGTCGCCTACCACAAATGCAGTTTCTTTTCTGTCTGCATTAAGTGTCTCTAGATTTGTTATAAGTTCTGGGTAACCAGGAGCTGCTAACAAGTTGAACTCTCTTTGCTCTTCTCTTAGTGCTGTGGTTGATTCTACACTTGATTTTAATGCTTCAACAATTACATTTCTCTGTGCTTTTCTGCCCATGAAAGGTGATCCATCTGTTTTTAATCCAGATGCATTAACCCAAGCATCCTTTTCAGTTGGAAGTGTTGGATACACAGTTGTTGATGAAAAGTTTGTTCTTGAAAAATAGTTCTTTACAAACTTTTTGACAGCATAACCTGATCTTCTCAAGTTAAATCCAAGCATACCTTTTGGATACAGTGCTGGCTCTGGTTTGTCAATGTCAAGATATGTAGATGTCAACAAGTCAGTGATCAATGTTTCTTCGCTGATGATATCTTTTGTACCATCTGAATGATAACGGAAGTCAGCAAATAAAACACCATCTTGTGATGTTTGGTCTGTGTTATCAATTGACACAAACTTTTGTCCATCTGGTTGTGATGAATCATATCTGTATAAATCTGGATACTCTTCTAGATCCGCTGTGCTTAACCAAATGTCTCCATCAACAAGTGCTGTGCCATCTGATTGTGTTGTTGGCTCTGATGCTGAAACAATAGGACCATTTGGATCTGTTTGTGATAGATCGAATCCTCTAGCATCTGATGATACATTTTGATAACCGTCCCACGTTGTGCCGTTGTGTATCAAGATGTCAACTTCGTCTACTGTTGTGTGATACCATAATTGGTTGTCTGCTGGATCTTTGGTTGGTTCATTCACACTCTGTATTGCTGTGAATGTTGTGCCTGAGTCTGGTGTGTTCTCAACTGGAGTCCAATTAGATGCTAAGAAAGCAAAAGTTCTATTGGCTTCTGTTTGATCATCTGATGATGAAAAGTCATCTTTGTCGCCTGCTGGTGCAACATATAGGTTTGCAATTTTGTCTGTTGAAAGATCTGAGTTGCCACCGTATGCATTTGCATTGCCAGCTGCAAAACCTAAGTCTGCCATTGCAGTTCCGTTGGTGTCTGTGAAATAGATGTTGCCACCCAGTGCATGTGACACAGTTATTCTTTTGGTTGTTGCATCATATGAAGCACTAATGTGTTGGAATCCTGCAGCTGATATGGCCGCAACAAAATCATCTGCATCGTCGCCACCAATTGATACTGTCTTGGTGTTTAATTTATTTGCCGCTGTGTTTGCAGTAGCATCTGGATTAAGAATGGTTTCTGCCATTCTAATTGTGTCACCACTGTCTACAGCAGCTGTCTTGGTTGCAATTTTATCTGAAACAATTTGAGTTGTTGCTCCAGTACCTGCTGATCTTTGAAAAGCAACATAGTCAATCACTTCACCTGAGTCAGTTGTTGAATCGTCCCATTCTGATTCACCAATGTTTACTTGCACGAATACATCGTTGGTGGTTAAGTTTTGACCGCCACCTAGTTTGTCTAACTGTTGAAGTGCTTGTTCTTGTGTGATAAACACAGGAGCACTAACACTTTCAAATTGTCCTGCTGTGTCGGAATATTTTTTTAATGCAATGTTAGCACCACCGTTTGGCTCAGTGGTTTGAATAAACACAGATCCTGATGGTCTTGGTGATGTGTCACTAGTTCTAAATCCGTGGTCTTCAGTGTGTTGTCCTATGAACACTTTTGGTATTTCGTATCTTCCTGCTGTGATACCCAATAGTGTAAGTCCTTGTATAGCGGAGTCGTCCACGTTGTTAAGAATAATTGTGCTGGCTTCTGCTGTTGTAGATGAATCATCACCAGTTGCAGCTGCAATACCGTATATTTCTAATCTGCCATCCACTGCCGCAGCTTGTACACCTGACATTCCGCCTGCGTTGATAGCGGCAGCCGCTGTGGCCACTGTTTGACCAAGCACGATCTCTACACCATTGACGCTAATTGTTGCATCACTCAGTGCTGGATTTGTGGTTGTGCCTTTGATAGTTGGGTGTGCTGATGACCAAGAAGCATCCTTTGTTGCGGAGTCTGATGATCCAACTTGTACCCATGTGTTTGAACGTGTTTTGTAGTATAATCTGTTGAATGGATTTGTTGCCACTACAGCATAATCACCAATTGAACCTTTGGTTGATTTTGGTGCGTTGCCTGTGACATCATCTGTTGATGTGATGTAAATTGGTGTCTTCACTGTGAATGACTGTGTGCCTTCACTCCACTCTTTGATTCCAAAGGATGATGAAGCAAGATCCAACCAGTAAAATCCGTCATTAGGTCTACCACCAGGTGCGCCTGCTGTTCCGGATAATTCTGCTGTGTCTACATTGGCTCTGATCACAAAGGCTCTGTTTGCGATGCCCAAGAAGGAGTAAGCGGCTTGGAGACCGTATTCATTCAATTCAGATCCCTGAATTGGAGTGCCTGATGCGTCAGTCACAAAATCTGGATCACCGAAAGTCTGTGTTAATTCTCTCTGTGATGATATTAGAAAAATTTCGTTTGCGTTTGTTGACAGTGTACCGGCAGCTGTGCCTGTGCCTGTACCTGATGTTTTGTCTTGTGCAGTTGCAACTACTACTAGTGGAACTGCTCCTGGTATACCGGGGACGTAAAATGATTCGTCTACTACGGTAACCTCTACTCCTGGTGATATTAAAGCCATTTGTCGTTTACTCCTTGTTGCAAATATTTACCACTCATGGGCTGATTATTACAATCGATTTAAAGAGTGCTAAAAAGGTGTGCATAAATATATGCGTGCTTAATGGCAATGGAACAAAGCGACCTTTGTGTCAAGAATGTAATAGTAGGCCAGCTGCCTACAACTATCGACGTGGAGACAAAGTGTACTATCGAAAAAAATGTGATGCATGTATTCGCAGGTCATCATCATCAACTATCAGCACTCCTGCTTGGCAACGTTCTGGATATCACAAACAAACACATTGTGAAATGTGCGGCTTCACTGCACAACATCCTCATCAACTTGATGTTCACTATCTTGATGGCAACATGACCAACAACAATCAGAGCAATTTAAAAACAGTGTGTGCTAATTGCAACAGATTGATACA